GAAGTTTGTCTTAAATGTATTAATCAAATTGTGGAGAATGTTAGAAACAGGTATTATGGAGCAGCGTGCGTAGACCCTACCGGCCCAGGTTTAGTGGGTAGATTTATTGGTGAAGAAAGAAGAAACATTGAACTTGAACATATGTTTAACAAACCAACTGGTGATAAATTTATTCTTTATAAAAACATTTCTATATTAAAAATGTATAGAGGATATTATGATGAACAAGAAGCAAATAAAAAAGTTATTCATTACGAAGTTTTATGGAATCGTCGCAGAATTTATAAATAAATGTATAAATTACATTACATCAACTTTTGAAAACGTTCATTTTTCCACCCGTCTGCATCAGCGCCCGCGTGCAGGTGGCGTATCATTGTTTGATGGAAACGTTCTGCAATAAAACAAATCATTACGCTATTTTTATAACAAGAATACTGTTTCTTATTATTAAATGTTTTCATGTCATTTTCTTGTAAGTATTTTTCAATCCCATCAGTAAAAACTCCAGGACCAGTTAAAAAGTGAATAATATGCTCTCCTTTAATAACTTGCATGTTTGCAATCCTTTTAATGGATAGTTCAATAATAGATTTTAAAAGCGGAGATTTTTCAGGTGCAGCAAAGGTCCATTGACACAAATGCATAGTATCGTCTTCTGGCGCGCATACCATCATTGTTTCGCAATTTGTAAATATATTTGGGTTGCACGTGCACATAGCATCTGCATCAGCATATATTCCACCATACTTATATATGATGCAATATCTCCATAAATCTGCCTTCATTACAGGTAAAGGGAGTCTGTTGTAAACCTCATATATAACATCGCCAAATTCTTCAACCATATCGGTTCTCATGAATTCATCACACATCTCATTTGTATAAAAATGGTGACCAAATTCTGGAACAAATTGTCTCCAAGTTTTAATTGCAATTTGCAATTTAGGCTTACTCTGAATATATTGAATTGACTTGTGCGTTTGGAAAATTCTCTTTGGAATTCCAGGTTTCTGTTGCTCTTCTTGCTCTCGTTTCTCTTCGCTTTCGTCCTTTTCAGTTATAGTTATTTCCATTTATAATTTATTTTAAGTTATTATTTTTAACTTTTAAACTAGAAAATATAATTTATATCTTTACATATTGTAATAACTGATATGCCTTATAAAATTACAAAATCCGATTACTCTAAAATTCTTGACTATTATGGGTTAGATGTCCCTAAAAATGCAGAAGACGTTAAAGCGGTTGCTGAAAAAATTTTAGCAAAGAAGTTGTGTTCATGTATAAAAAAGGTTGGACCAAGCATGAATGCAGAGCCAAGAGCTATCGGAGTTTGCACTAAAGCAGTTATAAACAGAAAAGGCCTTTCACGCGGAAAATTCAAATGCAAAAATGGGCGCAGCATTGAACTCAAAAAGACAGCAAGAAAACTTACTGTCCCAAAAACTAAAAATACTAAAACAAAGACGCAAAAAAAGCGTTAAGAGTCGTTTAGCAATTATAAATTATTATCTATCATAATTATATGTCAATGCATAATAAATATGATATTATTATTGTAGGTGGAGGGATTTCGGGGTTATATAGTGCGTATAAAATTCTTAAAATGGCTCCAGAAATAAAGTTGCTTGTTCTTGAGCGCTATAAAAAAAACTGGCTTGGAGGACGTCTTAGCAATGAAATGTTTCAAGGGGTACAGGTTGTTACTGGTGCAGGAGTAGGGCGCAAAGAAAAAGACTATTTGTTAATTGACCTGTTAAAAGAGTTGAAAATACCATATGGCGAATTTCAAACGTCACACAATTACGCAAAAACTATTTCACCGCCATGTGACACAAAAAAGTTATTTAATATATTAAAAAAACAATTTAAAGAACATCCGGTAAAAAAGACGTTCAAGGAATTTGCACTACCCATCCTAGGTCCTGTTATGTATAAAAACTTTACTATTTGTGCTGGTTACACTGACTATGAAAATGAAGATGCGCACGATACACTTTTTAATTACGGATTTGAGGATAACTTTGGACATTGGACTGCTCTGCATATTCCATGGAAGCTATTGGTTGACACCATTGCTAAAAAAATTGGATTCCAAAATATTCGCGTATCTAGTAACGTAAATGGCATAGAAGAGGTTTCACCGTGCAATTTTGTCGTACATACTGAAAAAGACGTTTCTTATTCGTGCAATAAGGTCATATTGGCCACCACTATAAGCAGCGTTCAAAAACTCCTTCCTCACGATTCCATATATAAACAAATTCACGGACAAACATTTTTACGCTTGTATGGCAAATTTACCAAAGCGTCCGCCGATATAATAAAACAATATGTTCCAGGATATACTATTGTCCCCGGACCTTTGAAAAAAATTATACCCATGAACGCGGAGAAGGGTGTCTATATGATTGCTTACACTGATAATGATGACGCCAAGTTTTTAAAAGACCGCCTAGAAAACACACCAAAAAATAGAGATTATTTTTGCGAGTTACTGGAAGATGCACTTGGAATTCCTGAAGGCGCCCTGAATTTAATTGCTATTAAGGATTTTTATTGGCCAATTGGCACTCATTATTACGAACCTTTGCATGGGCCATTTAAAAACCGCAAAGACTTTATCAAGAAAGCGCAAAATCCAATGCCTGGAATGCTTGTTGTCGGAGAGATGATTAGCATGAACCAGGGCTGGACTCAAGGCGCTCTTGAAAGCGTGGAAGCAGTTGTTACTAAAAAATGGGTTAGTAGCAACTGTTAAAGTTTGAAAGAGTATTGTTAAACATTTTTGAAAAATACTTAAAAATAACAAAACAAGTAATGTATAAATGCAAAATATTCTTGGTTTGCTTTTTCTTTTCTATTGTGGCGTGAATAGTTTTAACTTTTACGGAGCAACAAGACCTCTTGGTTATTTTGATCCCCTTGGTTTTGCAAAGAATAAGCCAGAAAGCGAATTAGTAAAACTTCGTGAAGCTGAATTAAAACATGGTAGATGGGGAATGATATCTGCAGTAGCAATTCCTGTAACTGAACTAGTTACTCACGAACAAGGTATTCACGTTTTAGATAATGCTGATGCAATTACTGTGTCAGCATTTGTTGGCGCAGTTGCTGCGTCTGAATTACAATCTTTGTTATTAGGTTGGGAGGACCCATTTAAAAGTTCATCAAACTTATTTGTATTGAAGAAAGATTATCAACCTGGAAGTCTTGGATTTTCACTACCCCAGTCATTCTTGGGCAAAGATGAGACGTTTATGTTGGAGGCTGAAGTAAATCACGGACGTCTCGCCATGATTGCTTCATTGGGAATGATAGCGCAAGAACTTGTTACTAATAAGCCCCTTTTCTAAACTATTCAAACACACATTTTAGATATTTTATTTCTTTTCATATGTTATGAAGACAATAAAACGCGCTCATAAAAAAATGGCATATAAATCAAAAACAAAAAAACAATTTTTATACAATCCTAATAATCCAAAGAAATCGTTTGACGTTTATATAGATAAAAACCCAAAAGACACAATTAATATTAAATATAAAACAATAGAAGACGTTAAAAATACAATTGACAAACTTGAAAAATTATATAAGAATAAAAAATATACACATAAACGAATTTGGCAGGTAGCTATGATTATGAAAGTTCGTTTAAATGTATTAAAAAATAAAAAACCTGAACAGTATACCTTATCAAAAAAATATTTTGATTTCTTAGGAGAAAGAACTAATTTAAATGATAAAATGCGTTATACATCTATATTTAAATATTAACTTGAATATAGGTGTTTAGTTTATGTATCTCCTATTATTGCGTAATAACCGTGATAACCAATTGATGCAAAACCCAACATTAATAGAAACTCATAAGCATATCTAGGAGTTATCTGTTTATTGTATCCAATGTAAATTAGGAGTGGTCCTACTACAAATATATGAAACAAATTTACCCATGGATTTTTTCCTTTGCTAAATTTAAGATAACTCTTATATGCGTGATAAAAAACAATGATAACACCAAGTGTTAGCAAAATTGGATACATAAATGCAGGTGTATTTGTTGATTTAATTCCTACATATAAGAATAAAGTTCCAACTATCAAAATATGAAATAAATGAACATACAATTCCTTCATTTTATATTATTCATTTATTTATTTTTCTTTGTAAAATATATAAATGTCTACAACACAATCTGCGTTTAACTATTCCAACACACAAACTCATCAAACTGGTGGGAAAAAAACGGTTAGAAAGGTTCTTATTAAGAAGGGAAAAGGTCACAAGAGTGTTAAATATTATAAGAATGGAAAACTCGTTTCAACTGTAAAACGCGGACTAAAACCAGTTGAAGTTGCCTTCATCAAGATTGGTAAGTTTATTCCTGGACTATTCAAGGATTGTCCTTGCAATAAAACAAGAAAACACAGACGTCACTAAATATTATTTTGCAAGATGATCCATTGCCGATAAAAGCACTTGTTCCTGAGCTGTTAGCTTCTGGAATACTAAACACTCATCCATTTTTATCTGATAATGTTTATGAGCAAAGTTCTTACATGTGAGAGAAACACCATCGTCGGTTACGTTTATTGCGCATAAAAGCCCACCTGCAGTTAAATGCAAGTTATCTGGGTCTTTTATAGGTATCCATCTTATAAAAGCACCGTGTCTTAATTCGTTCATCTCGTCTACATACATATATTCTTTTAGTTTTCTCATTATCTCTGTTATATCTTGTTGCGATAATTGTAACTCTTTTAAAATAGCCACTTTCATATCGTGTATTTTCTTTGTTGTTAAATTCATAAATTTGGAGTTTTCCTCATTATCTAATGCTTTTAATAGTTTTTCAATATCCATGATTTTTACGGTTGATATAGTATTATATTAAATTAGTTTTATATAATTTATATCAAATCATATAAAAATCTTATTGATTGTGCTTTTTTTGGGATTGCAAAAGATATTTGATGAAGAATAAACGAGGTCTTTTATATCACATTCATGTAGGTCATTTAATAACATAAATTTTGGGTTATTGGATTTTTTGCCAGTTAATAAACCATAAACAAACGCCCAACTACTACTTCAAGATCTTACACCGGTTTCAAATACACTGTCACATTCTTGTGCATACCTGAATAAGATTGGTAAATGTTCATTTATATCGCTTGGATTTGAACAAAGTATCTCGTAAGTTTCTTCAATCTTCTCCATCAATAATTAATATATTCAAAATGTTATTATATTGTTTTTATAAAATAACATTCAAAAATAATTTATAATCTTAACTCACAATTATATGGAGGAATTTGATTTAAGTGTGCCAATTTACATATTTTGGCACATTTTCATAGATGAAAAAGGGTATTCAAGAATTTACCAATTGGCACCAAATGCGCTTCCACCAAGAGCTTCATTGGCTGCCATAATCATGCCGCCAAATTGATCTCCCATTCCAGGTGTCGCTGCTCCAGGCATTGGTGTGGCATCATTGCGATACATCGCGTTGTAATCAGGCGCATTTTGTTGAACAGGTTCTGTAGGTAAGCTGCTAATTGACGTGGTTCCTTGGCTCATTCCACCGTAAAGTGAGTTGCCCATTGCGCTTACATTATTGGGCATCTGGTTTTGTCCAGCAATGGGTTGGGACACTTTCACGTTTCCTTTACCTTTTCCTTTACCTTTCTTCTTGTCATCTGCTGATTTGCCTTCCCATAAATCAACTATTCTGTCAAACAAAATGCTGACCTTCTCTCCCAACTTTGTTTGTAAGCTTAGAGTAATGAGCAATACTGACAATATAATAAATGTTACACTATAATCAGGATACTTGGTTCCGCTGTATGTTGGCAAGTATACCGTGATTCTGTGTATGTAAAATAATCCAATAAACATCACTACAATTTGACCAAGCACTTCTGCTAAAAGTTCAAGGCTTCCCTTTTCCTCATCAGCCTCTGGCACAAACTTTTGCATGGCTTTGTTTAAAATCACAATTGGAATAAATGATATTAATGCATATTGCGTAATGTTTAACAACTCTGATTTTGTGTCATCGTCAAAATTGAAAACATATTTGAAAAACCCTAATTTTGATGATAATTTTGAATCGTCTAGACTGTCCATATGTTTTATAAAAAGAAATTAAAATAAGTGAATCCCGTCTTTTACTAAATAAACTCTTCCTAAACAGGCATAAAAACATCCTAATATTTTTTCATAGAGAGAAATATGAGTGTAAATTCTGAAGAAATGCAATATCTAAATCTCATCCAAAAAATTTTGGAAAGAGGAACTCTAGAAAAAGGAAGAAATGGAAACACCATTAGCACGTTTGGAGAATCTATGCGTTTCTCTCTTGAGAACGGTAAGATTCCTATTTTAACCACTAAGAAAACGGCGTGGAAAACTTGTTTGAAAGAGCTTTTATGGTTTATTCGTGGCGAAACTAATAATAAAATTTTACAACAACAAGGTGTGCATATTTGGGACGCTAATACAACTCGTGAATTTCTTGATTCAAGAGGTCTTTCGTTATATCCTGAGGGCATAGCTGGCCCAATTTACGGCAGACAATGGAGAGATTTTGGTGCAAGTTATAACTGCTTCACTGGAAAAAGTTTAAATGCAGACCATCCTTTTGACGGCATTGACCAGTTGCAGCAAATTATTGACCAATTGAAGAATCATGAAACCAGAAATAGTAGACGTCTTATTTTGACAGCGTGGAATCCTAAACAGCTGGACCAAATGGCACTCCCGCCTTGTCACATTATGTGCCAATTCAATGTTCATGACGGCAATAAGCTGTCGTGCGCTATGTATCAGAGGTCAAACGATGAATGTTGTGGTACGCCTTTCAATATAGCATCTTATAGTTTTTTGACTCATTTACTTGCAAAACACTGTGGATTAGAAGCATATGAATTTGTTTATTTTAAAGGAAATTGTCACATTTATGAAGAACATATTGAAGGAGCAAAAATGCAGTTATTGAGGGAGCCGTTTCCATTTCCAACAGTTTCAATTAAACAAGTTAGAGGGAATATCAATGATTATCAAGTTGAAGATTTTGAAATTCATAATTATCAACATCATCCGCAGATAAAATTTAAGATGGTTGCTTAGAACATTTTTTCAATATACTTGATAGGATCATATGGCGTCTGTTTCAGAAATAATACTATTATTAAACCAATAAAACCATTTAACACCGAACTGTTAAAATCTTCAAATCTATTATCATGAAGTTTTGTTCCGAAAATAATATCCATCCAATCTGGTCCGTAATTTAGTTGGCCATTTTGAAGATGATGTTCTTTATGAGTTGGCGATTTCAAATAATGGAAATTAATGAGATGATAAGAGCTATATACTATTGACCAAAAGAACAGAACATAGTTATTAAATATTTCTATTGAAAATAGTTTTTTAATTGTCTCTCCTAAAAATATCAAAACAAACCCTCCATATATGAAGAAGTTTAACAATAATTCAATGACAAACACCCATGTTGCATCTGCGTATTTTGGATTGTGATGAAATAAATGTATGAAACCAATAAACTCAAAGTTTTTATTATGCGTTATATGATGCGTAATATAACACCAGTATTCGGCAAAAAACAACGTTAACAGGGCAAGGATGTAATTATGGTCAGTTTTATAAGCAATAATTGAAATGTATGTGAAAATAACCCAAAATGCAGCGAAATTTATAAAGTATATTTTGTATAAACTTATAATTAAGGGGTCTTTGTCATTGTATTTAGCCATTTTTTCCTCTGTATTCATGTTATTTATTATTTACAGATATATTTTTTTAATGATGATTTAATAAATAATAATAATATCTTGGTTGTTGCAATTAATATAGCCATAAATATCCACTGAAGCGTTACAACATTACGATTTTTTTTGTCATACTTTATAGGAAACAATTTATTTGCTGTGTCAATCATGGTTGTATCACCATATTGTTCTTCAATTTGTGTAACAGGACAATCACCATAATAATAGTTTAACATTAACGTTATTATAAAAAATAAGTTCATCATTATCAATACAAATAAGCTATCACTTAATAAAATAACAAATATTGGTAATGAAAATATTAGAAAATGGAAAAACATCATAGTATAAATAAATAAGTTTTGCATTGTTATATAAAATAACATCAGATTTTTATTTTTATAAATAGTTACGCGTAAATAAGTTAAAAACAAATTATATAATAACTTTATTATGAGTAGTGCAAGAGCAAATGCAGCAGCTAGAGCTAGACGAGCGGGTGGAGATATGCCTCCCCCACCACAACAAATGAATGGACGCCCTGGGCAACAAATGCAACCTGGGCAACAAATGCAACCTGGGCAACAAATGCAACCTGGCCTCGGAGCAAAGCTTTCTATTTCCGACGCAATTGCACTTATTACTTTACGTTTAGGTCGTGTTGAGCAAATCGTTCAAAATATGCCTGTGGATGGTCAAACTAGTTTAGGAGAAAATGGTGGAGTTGTTGATGATGCAGTTCTCGCTAATATTGCTCAACGTTTAGAGGCGCTTGAGAAAGGTCAGAAGATTTTAGCCGAGAGAAAGCCAACGGTTGTTGCTTCAAATGCGCCCATCGCCGGCACTCCGGTCAACGCTAAATTAACCGAATCTGTTGAAGTATTAAAGGCAGAGATGACTCAAGTTAAGGATTTATTAATGCAATTACAATCTTTTACTATGCAAACAAATCAGCGCCTTTCTGATATTGTTTTTAATGCTGGTGAATTTGTTGACAACGCCGAGGACTGTGAGGATGATATTGTAAGTGGAAATGTTGTGGACGATGCGTCTGCTCAGGCATTGCTTGGTCTTGGCGTTCAACCCACAATTGATGAGGTTCCCGTTGAAGAGGAGAATTAAAATCTATAATAGAATATAATATAAAGAATTGTATATATATTACATTCATAATGGATAAAAATGATGATTTATTACAAACCATTAAGATTTCTAAAAAACCTACACAAGAATCAAACCCAGAATCAACGCCTGAAAAAGACCCAGAAAATTTGCAAGAGATTATGAAAAAAATAGAAAAAGAAGGGGAAGATAAGCTCGCTGAATTAAAGAGGATTGGAAATGTTAATGAAGATTCACTAACAAATATAATGAAAAATGGAGAAAAAGAATTTATAAAGAAAACTGGACGCCGCATGACTTATGGAGAAATGAGACAAATGTATGGTTAAATTTATCAAATAACAATTTTTATTACAAATATTGTTATTTAAACGCTCATCTCTTTTTAAGTGTTTTTCGTTTCTTAATATGTTTTTTGCATCGCATTTATTTGCGCACTATATTTATTTTTAATGTGTCTGTATAATAAATAAAATATGAATACAGCAAAAATAACCCCAACTTTAGACATTCGCGAACAAATTCATGCACAATTTTCATCAAATGAACATATTAAAATTACAAAAGCTAATATTATGAAGACTTGTTTTAATGATGTATTACCTAGACTATGTTTTGCATTAAATTCTGAAAACATTCTGCTTGATTACAGATTTTTTAAATTTATAGCATCTGCAGACAATTATGAATTTGTTATTAGCTACATTGTATCTGTTATTAAAAGTGCGTTGCATAAACACGAAACTTTCATACTTCACGTTAATTTAGATTCATTAACCATACTCAACATTGAAAAATATTTTGGTTTTATAAAACAGATATCTGAAGTTTTAAAAACAACCTTTCCTGAAAAGTTAAACGTGTGTTATATTTACAATGCGCCATTCATATTTTCAAAATTATTTAATATTGTTGGCGCATTGATTGATAAGAGAACCCAGCAAAAAATTCAATTAGTAAAAGATGAATAAAACTTTGATTTATAAAAAAATTGAAATACTGATAATCATTTGTAATTAAGTTACCCAATTCACGATGCAGTCATATAGACATGTTAAGGATGTTATTCAACGTCTATTGGAAATTATCCCTGAAGACCAAATTCTTCTTAGGGGGAAAATTATTGAATTTACTGATACAACAATTAAAAATGTTGCTCCTAGGCACGCAGACATGTGGAATCAGGCACCTGAGCTCATGAATAGTATTTATTTTGCGGAGCTCGCAAATATTTTGAGTGAATGCAGTCCAGTAATTGACACAGATTGGAAGAAAAAACTGGTAAAAGTTTTTGCCAATCAAGAATAAAAAAATAATAAAACCAGAATAAAATCAAAATTATGATAAAAAATTGAAATGTATTAAATACATTTTTTTATTTTAAACAAACACAATGCTGCTCACCATAACGGAAAAGACTAAGAAGGATATTTTCATTTCGCTGTTTCAGCTTTTAAAGGCTGCATCTACCTCTGTAACTATTATATTCTTGGAGGACCATGCTTACATTCAAGGCATGGACAGCAGTCACGTCTGCTTGTTTGACGCAAGAATCTATGACACGTGGTTTGATAAATATGAAATCCAAGAAGATGACCTTAAGAACATCTGTTTAAATACACAAATTCTTCATAATATTCTCTCCATGTCGCAAGAGCAAGACTCTATAACGCTTCATTATGACGGAGCCGCCGACTCTATTGAGATTGATTTGACCAATGCGAAGGGTGAGTTCAACAAGTATTTCAAGGTTCCACTGATTGATATGGAGTCGGACTTGCTTGAAATTCCTAGTGTTGATTATGACGTTGAGTTTTCCATTAAGGCAAAAAAGATGAACGAGCTCATTTCGCAGCTTGCAACGTTTGGCGATGTCATTGACATTAAGTGCAGCGAAGAGAAGATTGACCTGATTTCTAAGGGTGATGGAGGCGAGATGCTTGTCAATATCCCAATAGACGATTTGTCCGAGTTTTCAATCTCAGAAGGCCAAGTCATTGATATCTCATACAGTCTCAATTATATTAA